ACCCCGCCGTACCAAATCCCGTCAGTGCCCAAATCCGGCTTCTTTTAAAAATAATAAGTTCGTCATTAAATGGGTAAAGTGCGGTTATCGGTTCACCGTCATTCACGTTTACGTCTATAAAATCAGACCCTCCCCATGTTTCTGGGTTATTCAAGTTTGAAAAATAAAGCCTGCTTCTATTGCCATCCACCCCTGCAACAAACATATAATTGTGGAACCATCTGGCAACCCTACCTACGGGAATTGCCGCAACAGTTGAACAGGTTGTGCCGTTAAATTTAACAGGTGTATCGGTTCCGTTAAATAAATAGATATTATCGTTTGCCTGTTCGAAATTACATTCCAAATCGGCAGTTACCGTATCGGCTCCACCCGCAACCGCCCAATTACCCAAACCCGTCCATTTGTAAATTTGTCCTCCCGCAACCATAAGTAAAAATTTAGTCCCGTCATCCTGCTCAAAATTAGTGAGTCCTTCAATATCATCATTACCTACATCATTGCCAATTATGGTGTATCCGTTTCTTTCCCTTACTTTTTCCTCATCAACAAAACAATTCAGGGCATCAGCGGCAAAACCTGGCGGTAATTCTTCGGGCCCAAGTTTATCGTTGTAGCCCTTATTAAATTTATTTTGTCTTAAAGATTTGAGCCTCTGCATTAAAACACTTCCCCGAAATCAACCATCTGCGGATTGACATCGATTACGCTTTTACTTTCTTCTGCGATTCTGGATTCTAACTGTTGTTTCATTTTAGTTAACCCCGCTTCGAATTTAACATCAAGTTTATCGGCTTCAACCGATTCCTGTTGGCCTTTTCGAAGTAAATTGGCTGCTGCTTTTAATGTGATTAGATAGCAATAACGGTTGTGATACGGAATGTCGGGGTTGTCAGACGATGTAAACGATGTCGGATTGGCAACCTGTTTTACATACCATAAAGTGATTGCATCGGCCGTTGAAGATTTATCGGGAATTGGAACAAAACCAAGGTTATTCCCCCATATGTAATAACGGGGATTAGCACCAATTCGGGGACCAATGTTTGTGTTATCTAAATTAAATCTGATTTGGTCGATATCAATTGGGATGGCTCTACTTGCAACCGAGTTTGAACTGTCGGCATCGTAATTAATTTCAACCCGTCTTGTTTTGAAAAAATCCGAAGGTAGGGCATATTCCTGTTGGTCGGCTACGGTATCAGTTGTCCATTTTTCCACATAATAACCTTCGTAAACTTCCATTGCGGAAGTTACGACTTCCTGAAAACCGTTTTTAATTTCTTCTTCGACTTGGGTCGCTGTAAAATCCGTAGCAGTAACCTCATCGAGAAACATTCTGGTTTCATTAATTATGTCTAAATATGTCATTCCATAAAAAAACAGGCCCGAAGGCCCGTCAGTTGTTCTGTTGGGTTATAGTATCAGCTTAACACCCTGGGTTAAAATATGTCAAGCCTCCGCCCAAGCCGATGATGGGCTTGGCACTTCTGTCCAAATACCAGTTGGATCTTCTACTTCAGTCCAAGTATTAGATGGTTCTGTTACTTCTGCCCATGAAGAAGAAATTGTATCCGCTTCTTCCCATGTAGTTGAGGGGTCTTGAACTTGTATCCATTCGGGTGATGGAGAAGGAGATATTGAAGGGCTGATTGATGGACTAATTGAAGGTGAGAGTGATGCGGAACCAGTTGTATCATTAGCTTCAATCGCTATATCCCGATCAGTTGCTAAATCAGTTCCCAATGTCGGATCATTCGTCCATGAGCCTACAGTTTCAGTCCAGCTTTTAACATTTTGGTTACTTGCACTATCGGCGGCATCAATATCGATATTAAAAGTCCCATTAGCATCAAAATAGGTTGCGAGCCAGTAGGCTGTAGCATTGGTAAGTTCAGTGCCAGTAACAGTAATATCCTTTATACCAGTGAATAAAGCAGCATAAGCAACTGACCCGTTAAAAAGTTTAGTGCCTGGTACACCCGCATTATCACTATAGACAGCCGCATATAAAGTGCCATCCACTCCAAATGCCTCTCCAAATCCAACCCGTATTTTATTGGGGGTAAAAGTGGAAGGAGCGGTGAATTTATTAGCCGCAACTACCCCGTCTGCCACTGGGTCAACAATAAACCCTGTAACTGTGACATCACCTATTACTGCCATTTTCCTCCTTTATTTTTTTAAAATCATCTTCTGACCAATTGGGTACCGGCCAAAACTTTTCAATTAGCCAACTCAAAGGTTTAACTTGTTTATCCCATTTATTATTCCAAAATAAGTCCTTTACATTGTCTTTTGTTTTTTGCACTTCATTACCTTTTTGTTCATATGGAAACCCGAAATCTTTTCCTTGCGTTCTAAACATATGGGCATACCATGTATTGTGATTAACAAGTACCCGTCCACCCGAAAGCCACGTTTTACAAGCAGTCTCGATTCCTTGATTACCCCAACTGCCGATATTCTCACCGCATATATCAAGCTCCCAATACTTTTCTCTTGTTAGCATGAAACAACTTCCCTGAAGTGACATTGTTTCGGTGAACCCCGTTTCCAGTTGCTTTTTATACTGGGGTGTTTTTGTCCATTCGTTAAAATATTGAAAGTGCGGCTCGCTGTCGAAGCAATAACTATTGCTTTGCGGGTTAGTCTTTGCAATCCATACCACGTCACGTTCGGTCGGCTTATTACACACCTGACACGGGCCGGACGGCCCCTGGTAGCGGCGGTGGCCGTCCTCGCACACCCAGTCGAAGGCGTGCAGGTTGCGCATGGTAGGTACCATCGTCCAGTCGTCCTGCATGTCGGCTAACAGCA